ATCTATTCAAGATAAATTACTTGAACTATTACAAAATAAAGAACTTCAAAAAGATTTTAAAGTTAATAATGTTTACAAAATTAAATCTTATAAAGATTTGAAATATTATCTTATCAACAAGAACCCTAAAAAAACATTAACTATCAAAGAAAAAAATGATGTTATGAAGATATGTAAGAATATTATTCATTATTGTAATAATGGTCAGCTTGTTGAATTAAGTCATTTTTACAATGATAAACAACAAATTCAAGATGATATGTTATATATTATACAATTTGGGGATATACCTTCTGTGAGACGATGCTGTAAGCTCATGAATAAATTTAAAAAACTTGAAGAACATTATATACCTTTGATTTCACCACAAGTACAAAAAAGGATCAATGATAAAATGAATACTAAAACAACTATACTCAATAAACTTGTTATTAAAAGAGAACCTGTAACTATTTCATTTTCTTAATTTCTTTAAGTGATGCGTAAAAAAAACATAATTTTTATGTATGCTAAATATAAATGACTAGATTACAACAAGATTTAATAAATGGTAAAAAGGCTGAACATAAAGTTAAACCAATACTTCAAGAATTATTCGGTAAATTAAAATCAACGGATACTTATAATGATAAAGAAAACTTTGATTTCTATAATAAATCATATTTCATTGAACATAAAGATAGACCCACAACTAAATTCGGTAGATATGATTCTTTATTTTTTGATAAAGTCAAGTATAATAGATATTTAAGTCTTGTTAAAGATAATCCTAAATTAAGATGTTTCATTGTATGGAGCTGTAAAGATGATAGATATATGTGGGAGTTTACACAAGATACAAAAGAATTTTATGAACAAGTGAATTGTTTTGATCGTGGGCGTGGTGGTGTTGAAGCTACAAAAATGATTCATGTACCTAACAAATATATCTCTCCTTTCAGTGATTTTTATGCAGAATAATTATTCTAACCATACTATATCTCTCGGTAAATTCATTTTATAACAATAATAAAAACAATCAAAATTACAAGCATTTTTCCAGTTCTCAGGAGTTTTCCCTTCTATCTGTTTATTAAAATGTATTCTTTTACGTGGTATGATTATCTGTAATGGTTCATCTGTATTTTTAAAGTTTTCCCTGAAATATTGTGTTGTTAATTTAAAACAAGGTAATATAATTATAAATGGTTTATCTAATATTTTTAATCTATTAACAATATCTTTACTTTTACTAAATGGTGGATTACTTACAATTATATCTCCTTTATTACTTTCAAAGAAATCATCATAATCATGAATAACATCAAAACCCATATCTTGTAAATACTCACCACTTTTCCCATCTCCCATAAATGCTTCCCATATTACTTTATCTTTCGGTATATATTGTTTTATATTTTCCCATGCATATCTAGGGGTCATATAGTCATCGTGTTTTAAAAATGTTTTTGTTTGAAATCCAGCCATCTATATTTTACATTAGATATTAATTATTCTAATTGATCGCCGATACTATCCCACCCTTCTACTTTCTGTCTAGCGAATAATTCTATACGTGGTAAATCACCACATAATTCTACTATTTTATCTCTTGTTATATCCGGTTTCTTACTATGAGATTCTATAGGTGTTTCAATAACAGAATGAACTGAATGAGAAACTGATTTAGGTTTTCCTTTTACGGCTAATAAACAAAATTCCGGATTACTTCTAGTCCATGAACCCATACCCCAAAAATTAGTATCTGTTGATTTCTTATTTTTCTTTATCCAAGTAAAGGCTACTGTTTTATACTCAAACCCCCACGATTTTATTGTATATAATGCTTCAGGTAATAAGGGAGCTGTCGCCCACATAAACATAACACAATCTTTATCTGTTTCAGGTAATTTAAAATCATAAATATCTATCATTCTCATAGCAGTATAAGGTTGTCCTTTTTTACTTCTTGAAGGTATAGATTGTCCCGTAGCTGTATAATTCCATGGTGGATCAACATAAATAATTTTATAAGACATCTTTTACTTAAGATTATAATTTAAAATTTTAATCTAAACTATATATAAAATGGATATTGATATAGGAGAAATCCCTGAAATTATTTCAAAAGCAAGACCGAATCTTAAACATAATAGTGTAAAACAATATGAAGCTCAATTAAGAAAATTACGAAATATCTTTAAAAGTGATAATTATGATTTCTTAAAGAAACCTGAAAAAGTTAAAGATAATATTCAAGAATTACATTTTACAAGTCAACGTAACATTTACAATGCTATTGTTATTTTATTAATGGCTCTCAATAGTGATAAAGAATATGATAAACTTATACAAACTTATGGGGAGATGCGTGATGAATTAAATAATAAATATGAACAAGAACAAAAATCAGGAGTTATTAGTGATAAACAAAAAGCGAATTTTGTTGATATGAGTGAAATTGAAAGTATGATCTCACAACTGAAATCTCAAGTTATGCCCTTAAAGAAAAAGAATAAATTAACAAAAATGGATATTTCTACTATTAGAGCATGGGTTCTATTTAATATGTTAAGTCGTATACCCACTCGTAATGACGCATCTAATCTTTTGTATATTACACAGAAGGCTTATAAGAAACTTACTGATGAAGAAAAACAAAAGAATAATTATCTTGTAGATGAAAGAAACAATATGAAATTCATTTACAATGTTTATAAAACAAGTAAGAAGTATGGTGAAAATATTATCCCTGTACCTGCTGATTTAAAACCTATTATGAGAACTTATATTAAATTAATGGATTATAAAACAGGAGATAATATTATGCCTATGAGTAGAAATGCTATCTCACAACTGTTATTGAAAACAAGTAAAAAACTTATCGATAAAAGTATTAGTTCTACCATGATTAGAAAATCATATTTATCCAGTAAATATGGTGATATGAAAGAAGAAATGAAAGAAGATGCGAAGATGATGGGTCACAGCGTGGCTACGGCACAGAAGGTCTATACTAAAAATAGTGAATAATTTTTTTATAATTATATTTTTTTATTATTTAATGAAAATTAAGCATTAAATACCGAGAACTGACCATCGTTCAATTGAGCAACCCTATGATATTCGCACCAGTTTCTCATTGTGGATACAGCCCCACGCATATCAGTCGCCTTGATATGCAATTCAATACCACGAACACCTACACGACCACCGGTGAGCCTTGTAGAATTTAAGAAGAAATTACCGGATAATTGAGCTTTCGCATCTAATCCTTCAAATAGAGCAGTAGCACCATATCCTACACCCTGTCTATTATATTCATCACGAGTAATATGTACCATAACCTGTGAATCTTGTAATAGTGAATAAAGACGAGCTGTATTAGTAATATTAGATGAAAACTCAAATTTATCATTATATCTTAAATTGTATGAAAAACCACCAACAATATGACTGGCGTTTCTGGTTGTAGATAATGCTCCTAGACCTTGTAGGAGATCATCTTCATTCTTTCTATCAGCATTAAATACAGTTAATACTTTACTTACTTCACGATTAGCCATACCCAGATTTCTTACAGTATCATTTTGTAGAGATGCTTGTGTAACACTTGTAGATACAGCACGATAATCAACAAACGAAAAAGTCATTTGTTTATTCGCATCAGCATATCGCTCCATTTCATCAGTAGCACCATAGTAAACATAATCAGCACAGAATTTAAGTTCATTACGATCAATCAAGAACTCCTGATCAGCAGTCCCACCAAGTCTAACGGCACGATGCTTCTTCGGTGGTCTAAATGTTAGTTCAATAGTCAGGGGCATATCCATCATATAAAGTGGTAATTGAGTTGTTTTCATGAAAGGGAATAAATCACCAATATCAATAGAATAACTAGGAGATTGTTCAGGAGTAGCACCATCCATAGTAGCAAAAGGCATCTGTAAAAATTGACTAGTAGTCCCATCATCAGTAATATCACGTCCTACTTCTAAACCATAATGTTTAGCATCATTAGACGTACCAGCATCAGCAAGGTCGTATCTAAAGGCGTGATTCATACAACGAGCTGTCGTATATAACTCACGTTCGACATTATTTTCATTAGAAATTCTTGTAGAATGAAATGCTTGTAATCCATCCCACGAAGAAATTTCATTAATAACAACATTACCACATTTTAGGACTGCTTTTTCTACCAGATTACCTACGCCCACACCGACAGCATACATAGAACGAGAAACATCAGCAGGGGGAACGAGTGAAATAAATACCTTCGATTTACTATGCAAAAATCCCTTCTGTTGAAGCTGAAATCTAGTAAAACCAGTAACACTATCACCTGAACCTTCTTGAAAAACAACCGGTTCTAACAAATCAGTTTCGATTTCTTGAATGTAATTAACCGGAACAGAACCAAGACGCATGAAATCCGGAATATTAGGGGCAAATTTACCCATAGTAGGCGGAGCTTTATTTAGGGGCGGTGGTTCATCGGTTACGAAAGGGGGTTGTCCTGTAGAACTCATATTTATATAGTTAGTTATATAAATATTATATCACAAAAATAAAAAAATAAAATTGTATAGAAATAGAAAATATTAATCTAATGAATAAAATCCATCTTTATCTTTTTTTATTGTAAATTTTTCAGCTACAATATTATGAATTAATGCAGGGTCGTCTTCATCTTCATCGCTCTCACTTGTGAGATCTTCACTCAAACAATCCCCATCATATAAAAAACTTACATATTCATATAATTCTTTTACAAATGTAAATGTAT